CTACACGGCTGACATGACGCCTGGGGTATATGAAGGCGTGGCTTATGACGGAGTGATGCGTAACATCGTGGGCAACCATGTTGCAATTGTGAAGGATGGCAGGGCCGGAACCGACGTTGTGGTCGGCGACTCAAAGGAGAACCTAATGACTACCAAGGTGCTGACCAGAAAGGCGGTTCTGCTGCAAGGTGCAATCACCGCCTATCTGCGCCCCAAGCTCGCGCAAGATCAAAAGATTGATCTCATGCCGGCGTTGACCGCTGTGACGGCCAAGAATTTCAAGGGCAAGAAGCCCACCCTTGTTGCTTGGCTGGGCGAGGTTACCAAGGGCAAGCTGGCGCAGGACGCCGATTTGCAGGACCTGGACAGCTTTCTGGACGCTATGGGCGGCATGAACCCAGAAGAAGCGCCAGCTGACGCGGAAATGGTGACGACGCCGAGTTCAGCTGTGCCGATTAGCAGGTCAACCACTAGTACGACGGTGCCAACCACCAGCACTACGGACGCTGATCCATTGGAGCGCATCAAGCAGTTTCTTAAGGGCAAGATCACCGACGAAGACATGGCGCATCTCGACGCGCTGCATGGAGCGGCGGAGGATCAAATTGAGAACCTGGGCGAACATGCCGCTGAGGATGAAGATGACGAAGATGACAAGCCGCCAGCGGCAACTGACCGGCGTCGGGGCGCAAGGGATCGCAAAATGGGAAAAGATCAACCACCGGATTTTGAAGGTAAGCCCAAGGAGCCTGAACACGTAACCAAGGGCGCTATGGATCAGGCTATTCGGGAAGCTGTGGCGCGGTCCGTCGCGGGTCATAAGGCTATGCGCGAAGCCGAACGCATTGTGCGGCCTTGGGTCGGCGATTTGGCCCTAGCGCAGGACAGCGCTGAGGAGGTTTACAAAACCGCCCTCAACATGCTCGGCGTGAAGACCGACGGCATTCACTCCAGCGCGTTTCGGGCACTCTTGGAAGCCCAACCCAAGCCCGGTGGTAACCGCAGTAAGTCTGAGCGCCGCATCGCGCAGGACGCTGCCCAGACGAAGAGTTTCGCTGAGCGGTTTCCTGGCGCGGCGCGGATCAACATTTAACCTGGCTAAGCCTAAGGAGATATGATTTTGGCTGACTTCCAGACGCAAATCACAGTCCGCCCAGCGCCAGCCGTGGAAGGCGACTTCTGCGACGGCAATCCCCGCTACATTGTTGACGCTGGCCCGTTCGGTCTGGTTGCTGGCCCCAATGGCGTGACCATTGGGCGCTTCGCCTGGATCACCAACCCGGACGATTGGGACGGCGCGCCGTCCATCGCCAGCAACAACGGCGCAGGGCCGGTGGCCGGCTTCTGCCACCGCGAACAGCAGGGCTTGCTCACGCAGTACCTGCAGGCGTTTGGCATGCTGATCCCAAAGGGCTTCGGCGTGTCGTTGTCGTCCGGCGGTGGCTTCTGGGTGCGCAATGCCGGCGCGACGCAGGCAGTGCCAGGTCAGAAGGCCTACGCTAACTTTGCGGATGGCACTGTGACCTTTGCGGCGACGGGCGCAGGCGCCACCACCATCATGACCGGTTCCATCGCGGCAACCACTAACCCGGCGTTTACCGGTTCCATCACGGATGACACTTTGACGGTCACGGCGGTTTCGGCCGGTTTGATTGTCCCAGGTGAAATCATTGCTGGCACCGGCGTCGCTACTGGCACGATGGTTGTTAGTCAGATGACACCGTTGCTGACGGGTGAAGCCCTTAACGGTGTTGGCCGTTACATCGTGACGCCAGCGGAGCAGAATGTCGCTTCTGGCGCTATGACCGGCAGCTATGGTCTGTTGACCGTGACTGCGCCGCCCACTACGCCGCTGGCCGTTGGGCAGCCGCTCAGTGGCGGTCCTACAGCCGGCACGCGTATCACCGGCTTCGGTACCGGCACAGGTGGCAATGGCACCTACTACGTGACGCCCAGCCAGACCTATGCGTCTGGTTCCATCACGGTGGGCAGCAACGTTGAGACCAAGTGGATCGCAATGTCTTCCGGGCTGCAGAATGAGCTCGTGAAGATCAGTGACAAGCCGCTCGGCTAATTCGAACGGTTAACCAAGCCCCAGAGCTATGAGGAGAATAGCATGAATTTCCAAGAAGCCATGGCGGCTTGGCAAGCCGACCAGCCTTTGTTCGAGGCGCGTGGTGTCAGCATTCCTGGCGTCAATAGTTACATCCCAGACGGCTGGAAGTCGAATTGGCTGCTGGCGATGGACGCTCAGCCACAGTTGGCGGGTACATCGGCCAATTCTGGCGTGCCGATGATGTTCACAACCCTGGTTGATCCGAGTGTGTTCCAGGTGTTGTTCGCACCGCTGGAAGCTGCGAACATCCTTGGTGAGGAGCGCAAGGGTACTTGGCTTGATCAAACGGCCATGTTCCCGACTGTTGAACACACCGGGGAAACCAGCTCTTACGGTGACTTCAACGAGAACGGCCGCGCCAACGTCAATACCAACTGGCCGCAACGGCAATCGTATCTGTTCCAGATCATGAAGGAGTATGGTGATCTGGAACTGGAGCGCGCGGGCCTGGGCCGCATCAACTGGGTCTCAGAAATTGACCAAGGTGCAGCTGACATCTTGGCGCGCACGCAAAACTTCAGCTACTTCTTCGGCGTGCAAGGCCTGCAGAACTACGGTCTGCTGAATGACCCGAACCTGTCGGCTGCGTTGACGCCAGGCACTAAGGCGGTGCATACGCCGGTGTGGATTTTTGGCGGTGTGGTTACGGCGACGGCGAACGAAATCTACACGGACGTACAGTCGTTGTTCATCCAGCTTGTTAACCAGAGTGCTGGCCTGGTGAAGCCGACAGACAAGTTAGTCTTGGCAATGTCGCCAGCGTCAAGCGTCGCGTTGACCACCACGAATCAGTACAACGTCAACGTGTACGACCTGCTCAAGAAGAACTTCCCCAACATTCGTTTTGAGACCGCTATGCAGTACGGCGTGATCTCAGCGTCAAACCCCGAGGGCAGCGCGGGCGGCAACATGATGCAAATGATTGCCGAGACGGTTGGTGGCCAAAAGACCGGTTACTGCGCGTTCAATGAGAAGATGAAGTCCAGTCCAATCATTCGAGCAGTTTCGTCCTACAAGCAGAAGGTCACCGGTGGTACTTGGGGCGCCATTAACCGTCAACCTTTGGGCATTGCTACGATGCTTGGAATTTAGGCCGGAATCCTTCCGGCCTTTTCCTTTTTTGCACAAGGACACTTCAGTATGGCAGGTCAAACCGTAGCCGAATATGTCACGGTCTGCTCAAAGCTACCGTTCGCGCTGATACTGCGGACCTTCGACATGGTTGACTTTGACGAGCCAACGCCGAGTGGTTTACGGACCATTAAGCGGGCCATGCAAGTTGGCCCGGAAGTTCGCATTGAGGGTTGCGCGACACCGTTCGGTATTCCCAAGGACCTGCGTGGCGGTTACGCCTTGACGTCTAACGTGCCCAAGGACTTTTTTGACCGATGGTTGAGCGAGAACAAGGAGCATGATGCTGTTAAGAATCAGTTGATCTTTGCGTCGGAACGGCGTGAAACAGCTGAGCGTATGGCGCAAGACCGCTCACAGACCAAGTCTGGCCTTGAGCCGTTGATGCAGGACGGCGACAAGCGTCTCAGTCGGCGCGTGAAGCCTGACGACGGCAAGAACGTCTAGCCGCCATGTTTGCGCCGGCTGACTTCAGAGCGATGTTTCCGGAGTTCGCCAACGTTGACGCCTATCCGGATGCGCAGATTGTCAATTGGGAGACCGTGGCTTATGAACAGTTGAATCCAAGGCGTCTGGGCGCGTCGTTGGACTTGGCTGCTATGCTTTACACGGCACACTCAATGGTGCTCAGCGCGCGGGAAGTACAGACAGCCGCTAACGGCGGCATTGTGGGGGAAGTTACCGGTCCAGTGAGTTCCAAGGCGGTTGCTACGGTTAGCGTTGGCTACGCCACCAGCGCTTATTCCTTGGACGATGCGTCGTTCTGGAACATGAGCACTTATGGACTTAGGCTGTTCCGCATGATGTGGGCGTATGGGTTGGGGCCGGTTTATGTTCCGTCATGCACAGTGCTAGCCCGACGCAGCCTGCCATGGTGAAACAACCGCAGCGCAACGGTGTCACTATGACGGTTGATAACCGTTCACAAGTGGCGGCCGCAATGCGCAATTTAACAGGTAGTCGCGTGCTGGTTGGAATTCCAGCAGAAAAGACGGCGCGTGAAGGTGACGACACAGGCGTCACCAATTCCTTAATTGGATACATCGCTGAATTTGGCTCGCCCGCGCAGAACATCCCAGCGCGTCCTTGGCTGATGCCGGGAATTAAGGACGGCGAGGCCAAGATCACAACAGCCCTGAAGAAGACGGCTGTGTTTGTGATCCGGGGCGATAACGGTGCGCTACAGACTGGCCTGGAAGCGGTTGGCCTGATTGCTCAGACGGCTGTGAAGAACAGGATCGTCAGTGGACCGTTTGCGCCCTTAGCGCCAGCGACAATAGCCGCGCGCAAGCGGCGTGGCCATGAGGGTATTAAGCCGTCGTAACCGGCCCAACCGGCGGCGGTGGCGGCTCAACACCAACTAGTTCCACGCCAACTAGTCAGATGAATAGTCAAGAGGCAGGCGCGGCGGCGGAAGGCGGCGAATTGCCATTGGCGGCCGTAGCTGAAGCTGTTTGAAAAAGAGGAGAATTAGATGAGTGATACGCACACCGGTTCTGGCCAGCATGATCCCTCACAGCATGATCCTATAAGGATGGCGGAAGAAGTCAAACTGGCTGAGGAGAAGGCAGTCGCTGAACTACATGCCAAGATGAAGCT